GTTCATCAGCCACTCGACCCACGTCGGGTTCAACGCGCCACTGTTCGCGTCCACGACCATAGAAAGCATCAACTGCTTTCCGATGGCCTTCCGGCGCTGGACTGAAGGCAGCGACAGATTGCCGCGATCCCTGTTGTCGTTGGCGGACGGGGTCGGGAATCTCGTGTAAATGGCGGTGTGCGGACCCTCGATGCCTTTCAGTGCTCGATCCATCTCCGCCGGGGATGCCGTCGCATGCTTTGCGTTCTGCGCTGTTGGCGTGGGCCACAATCCACAGCCGGTCCCGCTGATGCGGCGCGCCGACATCGGCAGCGCCCAGCACAGTCCATCGCGCGTCATACCCAAGCGCGGCCAGGTCACCGAGGACTCGTCCGAGTCCGCGAGTAACGAGAGCTGGGCTGTTTTCCACGAATGCGTGGCGGGGTCGAACTTCGCCAATGATGCGAGCGAACTCGGACCAGAGGCCGGAGCGTTCTCCGTCGATGCCTGCGCCCTTGCCGGCGACGCTGATGTCCTGGCAGGGAAACCCGCCAGAAACCACGTCAACACGTCCGCGCCACGGTCGTCCGTCAAAGGTGCGAACGTCATCCCAAATCGGGAAAGGCGGGAGAAGGCCGTCATTTTGTCGGGCGGCAAGTACGCAAGCTGGGTATGGCTCCCATTCAACTGCACAGACTGTTCGCCATCCGAGCAGGTGCCCGCCAAGGATTCCTCCTCCTGCTCCGGCAAAGAGCGCAAGTTCTCGTAATCCTGCATCAGTGCGTTGCTGATTAGCCATGTCATCGTTTCGTTTTGATGCAAAACAGTTCAAACAACGCGGGGCACATCTTGCGCTCGCCCCGCTCCCATTGAAACCAGTTGCGCTGCGTGCGATACACAAGCGCCGCCGCTTTTGCTGCGGTGAGACCCGCGTTTGAGCGAGCCTCGCGCACTTGTTGTGGGGTTGGGTTTGCTGGTTTCATTGACTTATTTTATGCTCACCGTTCATGCCGTCAAGCACAACGTGCAACAATTTTTCACTAGGCAATAAAAAACCCGCCTGGGTGCGCTTCAAAGAGAGGCGTGGCGGGTTGCCATGGGATTCTATGGGGTTTCTATAGGTGTTGGCAGGCGCGAATCCAACGCGCTTATCGGGTACTTCTGACGTCTCATTTTCACCTGGACTGTCGTTTGCCGCCAACAAGAAAGCAACCCGAACAACACCGAGTCTTCATCCCCATGAAAGTTTAGGGATGTCCGGCTTGCTTTCTTTTTGACTCAAACCAACACGGCTGGGCATCGGGGTTTCTTTTTGGTCGACGCCGCGGAACGTCTAGCCGCTGCCCATGCGTGTTGGTGGTGGCCTGCCCAATGCGCTGCCACCGTAGCGCTTTACCCTGCCGGGGGAGGCCGGCTCAACGTTGGGCTCGTTGAAAGGATACGTGAACTATATATCAATCCTTTTTGCTTTGCGCAGATTGATCCACAATAACGCGCTCAATTTTTTTGATTTCAATCGGCGCGCCATCTGCGCCCGTGTGCTCATGCTTCTGCGTTTCGGCCCACCGCATCTGCGTCTTTGACCACCAAATCATCGCCGCCGTGTCACCGCCCATTGCCTTTTGAAACAAGGTCTTTCCAATCTGCCCGTTCGCCTTGCCTTTGCCCGTGACCAACTCAGCGCCAAAATGAGCGCGAAGCGTGTCGACGTGGATGCCATCGCGCACCAAGACTGCAATCTGCTCAATAGGCAGGCCGTAGCCGGACAACGCCTCGACCTGTTTGCGCTCGGCATCGGTGGGTTCAAAGGCTGGTCTGCCTGCACCTTCTCTAGCACCGCCATTGATTTTTGTCTTTTTTAGTACCGATTTTTCAGTTTTTGTTTCCATTTGTAACCTCCGCGAAAGGTTGTCCAGTTTCTGCGTGTATTGGAGCGGGTGGGTCGGTGTCGCGCCGCCGCTGTTCTGGCTGGTCGCCAGTCATCGCCTGCTTCACCCGCTTAGGATATGGTTTTGCAAGTGGTTGAATCTTAGCACTCATGTCTTTGTCAAGTGGCATCAGGTATTTGTGCTTGCCCTTAGATCTGAATTCTTTTGCATTTGGGTCAAGGCATCTGTGAACTTCTGCAATGCTTTGTTTTACGCCAAGGCTGTCAATTGATTTTCTGTGTGTTTTCTTGCCATTGATGATAAATGCACTGACTGAATCTTTGCCAAACAAGCCTTCATAAATCCAATTAGTTGCCTGATAAATGCCACCATGATGGTTTGAATCAAGATCGGCATAAGACACGACAAGACGAATCCCTGGGTTGGACTTCTTCAAGAACTTAATGGCCCACATTATGATCTTACTGACTGGCGTGTCATGCTTTGTCAAAGCCACACGAACAAGCTCAACACATTCATCTTGGCTTAATCTATAAGGACTGCCAAGGTTGGTGTTTGCTCCACGGCCAAAGATTACGACCCCAATGAACTTGCCATTTTCCCAAGCCCCGACTTTGACCAATTTGCCAACAGGCAAACTTTTGCTGTAATGCCAATTCAAACAAGCATACTTATCAGCCTCATGGCTTGCCCAGTCGATCTTTAGCTCAGGCTTGTCTTGCATCAAACTCTTTTCCGCAGTGTGGGCAGGCAATCCATTTTGGGTCTAGTTCATCCAGCTTGCCTTGGTCTTCCTCAGTGCCTGGTTCAAAGTCTGGTGTCTGCAATGACTGGATTTCTTCAGCCTTGAAGCCAACTAGATCAAGGTCAAACCCCAGATCGCCAATCTCGCCCAGCTCAAGCGCCAGCATCTCATTATCCCAACCTGCATTCATAGCCAGCTTGTTGTCAGCCAGCACATACGCCCGCTTTTGCGCGTCCGTCCAGCCTTCTGCAACGATCACCGGCACCTCTTCCATGCCAAGCTTACGGGCTGCCATAATGCGCCCATGACCTGCAATGATCTGCCCGGTGTCATCCACTAGCAC